GTTTCAACCGTATCGGTTGTAAGTGCTAATGGTTTGGCAGGCACTGTTGCAAATGCAACTACAACACCTGCAATTACGCTTTCAACAACCATTACTGGTGTTCTAAAGGGTAATGGTACTGCAATTAGCGCGGCAGTATCTGGAACAGATTACGCACCAGCAACAAGCGGTACGTCAATTCTTTATGGAAATGGCGCAGGCGGTTTTAGCAATGTGACCATTGGAACTGGTGTTAGTTTTGCAGGTGGTACGTTATCTGCAACTGGTACAGGCGGTACAGTAACTTCTGTAGGCGTATCTGGTGGAACTACTGGGTTGACCACAAGCGGTGGCCCAATCACTACATCAGGCACTATCACATTAGCTGGCACACTTGCTGTTACTAATGGCGGCACAGGACAGACATCCTATACCGACGGTCAATTACTGATTGGTAACTCTACAGGCAATACGTTGACTAAAGCCACTATAACTGCTGGTACAGGTATTACAGTCACCAATGCTGGCGGTTCTATTACTATCGCCGCCGCTGGATCTGGCGACAATTCACTTCTTTGGTACTTCATGGGTTAAAGGATAAATCATGGCACAAACTCCAATCTCAGCATCGGCTCTGTACAACTCAACTACACCGTCAACAATTTACACAGTACCCGCTACCAAGACTGCTGTTGTTAAAGGCGTACTTGCTTCTTCATTAACAACTACCTATGACACAGTTACTGTAAACAAAGTATCTGGTGGCGTAACTTACCCGTTGGTTCGGAATCAAATCACTGGCTACGCAGGTGCGCCCAATGCCACACAATACTATGCCCCAACGCCGGGTCAAGCAACACTTAACTTGTTGGAATCACCAATCACACTTGCGGCTGGGGATTCAATTTCTATCTCTACGACAGGAACAAGTTTTTATAAAACGGAGTACGCAGTAGAAAATTCAAATTACCGAATTGGTAACATTGCATATTTAAACGGGAATTACGTTGTTGTTGGTATTGATAATTCAACAGGTACAGGTTTAATTTTAACTAGCGCAGATGGAATTACATACACAAAACAAACATTTTCGCCAACTGTATATTTAACAAACGTGGTCTATGGTAACGGGTACTATGTTGTTTGTAACGCAACTGGTGGAACAATTCACTACAGCACAGACTTGATAACTTGGACTCAAGTTTCTTTATCAACTACAAATGCTTGTTTTGCATTGGTGTATGGAGGCGGAAAATTTGTAACCGGCGGGGCAAACGGTGCTAGCTATTACGCCACTACAACACCGTTAAGTTGGACTGCGGCAACAGTTTTTAATTCATCAAATACCATAAACGCTATTGCATACATTGGAACTAACTATTTTTACGCAACAACGGGTATTTCGTATTACACCGCAGACTTTACAACATTCACGCAACCGTATGTTGCATTATTATCAGGACAAACTTTAAGTGCTATAGCCGCCAGTAACAATAAAGTTTTAGCTACTAATAATCTTATTGCCTCTACCGACCCAAATACGTTTTTAAGAAGTTCTGCGGATGGTATTACTTGGGGTGCAGTAACTACCACGGCTAATAGTATATCGGGTTATGTAAGTTATCCTGTGTACGCCGCAAATGGTGGTTATTTTGTTACTAGAACTAATAATAATACAGGGACAGGGCAGTATTTATATTCTTCTGATGGGGTAACTTGGAATCTTACTACTTATTCGCATTTAACTGGCTACAATCAAGCAGGGCCTACTCAGTTTAGTGCCGCTTATTTTAATACGGCTAACGCATCTTATACTAATAAAGTTTTAGTATGGCAATATGCCGCTAACAATGCTTATATTCAAGGTACTAATATAGCAACCAACGGTGTTATGTCTAATCAAAACTTTAGTTTCACCGCGCAATCTTTAGCCGATGGAACTTTTCAAGGTTATCCAATTTTCGTGGGAAATCCTTTTGATGGAACTTGGAGAGCGATGTGTTATTACTCTAACGGGGGTAATAATGGTGGGCCTTTTTACTATGGGACTGGCCCAAATCAAGGGGCAAACGGTCAAAGTAATCCGGGTTGGAATGTTAGTTCGTTCCCCGGGGCTGAGTATGGTACAGCCGTAGGCGTTGTACCCGGTACCGCAAGGTATCTTGGTGGCTCTACTTCTGGATGGGTGTTTCAATCATCAAGTTCAACCGGTGGTTGGTCTCCTATCATGGGTAATCCTAGTTATGTGGGTAACCCTACTGGATTTTCTTGGCCAAGTAGTGTAAATGTTGCGGGCATAGCAAGGGGTGGTGAGTTAACAACAAGCCCACTTGTGATTGTTTGGGCTAACGGATATTTTGGAACCACCACAAATGGAGGTACTACTTGGACGTTTGGAAATGTTGGAATTTCTAGCATACCACCTCAAAATGGTTCTATCCAACCCCCCATCCAATACAACAACGGATATTTTTATGTTGCAAATACATCGGGCGCAATTGCTAGAAGTACAAACGGCATAGCTTGGGAGATAATGATTAACAATATAAATAATATTTATTATTATAATTCTCAAAACATTTTCTTAAATAATTCTGGTCAAATTTTTACTTCAGCCACAGGTGTTGTTGATGCGTTTACATCTAAATCAACCAATGGAAGTTTTGCAGGAAACCCTTCAACTAATCAAATGATATATTTGAACTCTACTTATTATGTTATAGATAACAGTAGTGTTTTGTATCAGTCAAGTGATTTAATTACTTGGACAACCAAAACTTTTAACTCATTACAAATTAACAATGTAACGTATCTCAGCCCCGGCTCATACTCTGGTATGACGTACTCAGGAACAGGAAACGCATTTGTACTAGCAACAGCAAGAGCAAGTGCTTCCACCGCCGGTACTGGTGGTGTTGGAAAACTTTTCACACCAAGCATAAATACTTATGTTGGTAACGCAACTGCTTCTATCGTTCAAATTGATTAAAGGAAAAACATGACTGAACAAAAAAACCCAATTGGACATTTGCCAATTGATTTGACTTTTACAGTCGATCAGGTGAATGACATTCTGCACACACTGGCGCATTTGCCTTTTCATCAAGTTGCACCTGTAATGAAAATGATTCAAGACCAAGCTATTCCTCAAGCACAAAAGCATGAGGAAGCAATCAAAAATGTTTCGGATGTTATTGAAAAAGCCAAGGCAACGGAGGAAGCATGAAAGTTATCTTAGCTTACCCATTGCCTGTTGAAAGTCAAAACCCCGTTGTTGTGCGTGGGATACTTCGGTTTGAAGATGGTCACGTTTTTAACGATCCTCATAAAAACCCATTGTTCACATATATTGAATTGGATGACACTGTAGATGTAGATTACGGTTACATCGTGACTAAAAATGAAGACGATACATACTCGTTTACAAAGCCATGAAATTACATCTAGACATTGAGGTTGTAAATCAAGTGCTTGGTTACCTTGGCACACGCCCCTACCAAGAGGTGTATGGCTTGATCCAAGCGATTCAAGAAGCCGCTAAACCACCTGCGGTTTCTGAACCCGCTTTAACAGAAGACTAGCATGCGTGACTGGGTCGAAGCATTTATTGCGGCGACTCTTTTAGTTGCCTTTGTTATTTTTGGCACTTATATTATCGTATGGGCTGGGACATGGTGAATGCGTTGGCTCATACTGTTACTGCTGTTGGGGCTAGTTGGGGCCGTGGCCAAAAATGGCTGTCACGTACGAGAGTTTTGGTCAATTGCTTGGACAATTCACAACCCGTCCGAGCGCCATCAGCAGATGTCAATGTGGCTAACAAACAATGCACAGCATTGTCGATCACAAGATTATGTGGTGATGTGGAACAATTTGTCAGAGTGGGCTGGCGCGGCAGACTCAGCAGAACTCAGAACTAAAGTCATTCATGGATACAAAGATGCACTTGAGCGAGAGAAGAAATGAAGATCAGCTACGACAAGTGGTATCCAGTCGTTCAGCCTCAAGCAATGGTGCAACAGGAACTATTTATAAAGAAAGTGGAAAAGCAAAACGCTGAATACGCTTTGCAGGTGCAGATTGATAAGCAGGTGAAGAAGTTTCACCAATATGAGTATGAGATTTATGAATACAGAATGAGGCAGATAACGCTGAACATTGACATCACAAACCTTAAACGCGAGATTGACAAACTTGTATGACCAGAAAGCCTATACCCAAACCTGCGCCAAACACGAGGGACAAGCTGACGCTGTACGTCACGCTCATGGTAAGCACGACCCTATGTATCTCCGTATTGGCAATGGTAATCAGCTTTATGTTGGGTCTGTGGGCCAAGGAAGTGGACAACGCAGAGATTTTCAAAATGATTTCACCCGCTTTTTCTACTCTTATCGGCGGCATGATTGGGTTCCTGTCTGGTATCAAACTTATGCAAAATGACGACTCTAAAAAGGACGGCAAATGTTAACTTTATTATCAACTTTAATTTCATTCTTAATGGGAGGGTTGCCTAAGCTTTTGGACTTCTTCCAAGACAGGTCTGACAAGCTTCATGAACTGGCGCTGGCTAGACTGCAAATTGAACGTGAACTTGAGCTTCGTAAAGCGGGCTTTGAAGCCATGGAACGCATAGAGCACATTAGGTCAGAGCAGTTGTCAACTGAAAGTGCCGCCAATACGCAACAAGTTTTAATTGGCGCGCAGCAGGCTGAGATGCAAGCAATCTACGAACATGATACATCATTGAACGAAGGCACAAGCCGGTGGATGAAGAATCTACGTGCTTCGGTGCGGCCAGTTATTACTTATGGTTTCTTTTTTCTGTTAGTCTTTGTTGATGTTGGCTTGTTTGTCTACGGCTGGCACAACGGTGTTACATTTGTTGAGTTGGCGCAGATGCTTTGGGATTCAGACACTCAAGCTTTGTTTGCAAGCATTATTGCATTCCACTTTGGCGGTAGGGCTTTCGGAAAATGAACGTCTCTGCCAAGACCATTGATATGATCAAGCACCATGAAGGTGTAAGATACAAACCGTATCAATGCCCAGCAAAACTATGGACTATAGGAGTCGGACATGTACTTTACCCTGTTCAAGGCAAGATGCCAATTGATCAAAGAGGCGGTTATCAGCTTCACCAAGAAGATAATCGATCGTTTTCAAAAGAAGAAGTAGATGCTATTTTACGAGATGATTTGCAACGATTCGAGCGTGGGGTGCATACTTACTGTCCTATCCCTCTTACACAAGGTATGTTTGATGGCCTTGTTAGCTTTGCTTTTAACGTGGGTCTTGGGACACTACAGCGTTCTACGCTTCGCCAAAAACTGCTTAGAGGCGATAAAGAAGGCGCTGCCGAAGAATTACTGAAGTATTGTATGGCTGGCGGTAAAGTCTTAAAAGGCTTACAAAAGCGTAGAATTGATGAAAGAGTTTTGTTTTTATCGTAAAAATCGTATGTCTTTATCTTTAAGGAGTGATTAAAATGGCATCAAGTAAGCCTGTTTGGGAAAAACCACGGCCAAAATCATTAGGTAAACCTAAGCCTCTTTCGCCGCAGAAGAAGTCGGCAGCAAAAGCAAGAGCTAAAGCAGCAGGTAGACCCTACCCTAATTTGGTTGACAATATGGCGATGGCAAGAAAGCGGAGCAAGTAAGCATGGCAACTGCCGCAGTAATGACATACGACACCCTAGTGGAGAACATCCAGTCTTATCTGGAGCGTACTGATGCCGCCACCATAGCAAAGATACCTCTCTTTATTATGTTGGCCGAGCAGATCATTGCTAGCCAAATTAAGTTTCTTGGTAACTTAACAGTTAATACAAGCACAATGGTGCTAGGCAATGGCGTTATTGCCAAGCCTGCACGTTGGCATAAGACTGTTTCTATGAACGTAACGGTAAGCGGCGATCGTCAGCCTGTTCTGCTTCGTAAGTATGAGTACCTTCGCAATTACTGGCCGGATTCAACAGCCACTGATGTGCCTTTGTATTATTGCGACTATGACTATTCCAACTGGTTAATAGCGCCAACACCAAATGCTAACTATGCATTTGAAGTGTTGTACTATGAACGAGTACAACCTCTGGATTCATCGAATCAAACTAATTGGTTTACTATATACGCTCCTCAGGCGTTACTGTACGGGTCACTGATGCAAGCGATGCCATTCCTGAAGAATGACGAGCGTATGCCGATGTGGCAGCAAAACTATGAGTTAATCATGCAAACGCTGATGGCTGAAGATAAGCTTCGCGTTGCTGATCGTCAAGCCGTAGCGGTGGATTCATGAGCTATGTAAGTCCGTTTACTGGTGATGTAATTCAACCGACGGATGTTAGCTTTCGTGCTGTTACGTTATCTGCAAATACACAACTAAACTGGCCTTCCAACAGCACAACAAATGCTGATTATGCAGCTCGTATTATGCAAGTTACTGCCACTGCTGGCAGTCTTAGCTTGTATATGCCACCTGCTGATCAAAACTCTGTCGGTAATGATGCACTAATTCGCAACATTGGTGCGAATACATTTACTGTTAAAGATTATGCAGGCACAAATACTATTGTTTCGGTTGCTGCGGGTGAGTCAAAATACATCTACATCACAACTAATGCAAATGCGCAAGGTACTTGGGGCGTTATTGCTTTTGGTACTGGCACATCTAGTGCTGATGCTGCCACTTTGGCAGGTTATGGATTAGTTGCAAGCGGCGCAACACTGAATCAAAGTCACCCTTCAGCTGCAATTACAACAGGCACTACATTTGCAGCTACAGATCGTTCACAAACCAGAGTGTGGAGTGGTGGTTCAGGTGTTGCAACACTGCCGGCCGCTGCCACGCTAGGTAATAACTGGTTCACACTATTTAAGAATAACGGCACAGGGTCATTCACAATCTCTTGCACCGGTGCTGAGTTGATTGATGGCAATAGCACTAAGACGTTTAATCCTACAGAGTCTGCATTTATTGTTTGCACAGGCACAGCTTATGTAACTATTGGCTATGGCGTAAGTACATCTTTTGTGTTTACCGCTTTAACTAAGAGTGTTACCGGTGGCGCGGTTTTGCTAACCAATAACGAGGCGGCAAACAACATTCAAGAGTATGTTGGTAATTTAACCAGCAGCGTGGTTGTTACGTTTCCGCCAATTGTTAACCTGTACATTATTTCAAACCAAACAACAGACAATGGCTTTGGGCTTACTGTAACTACAGGCTTAGGTTTTTCAGCAACTATTCCACCGGGTCAGCAAGCAACGCTAATTTGTGATGGCGTTAACTTTTTAAATGCCAATACAACGCAAGCCGGCGCATCAACCGTAAGTCTTTTGGATGGCTCGGTAGGCACGCCTTCACTTAACTTTGCTGCTGAATCCAGCACCGGCGTGTATCGACCTGCTGCAGGTCAGTTTGGCATTTCAGTACTTGGAACTCAAAGATTTAGAGCAACAGCAACAGGCATAACAGTTACAGGCGCTGTAGCTGCTTCAGGTGTGGTTTCTGGTACAACAGGTACATTTACCACCGGCATTGCTGGAGGCACGTTCTAATGACCAAAAAAGTTTTTGCCTTAGACACAAAGCCCGGAATACAGCGTGATGGCACCACCTTTGATGCTGACGCTTATACTGACGGCCGCTGGGTAAGGTTTCAGCGCGGCCGTCCACGTAAGATGGGTGGTTATAGAGAGATTGTAAATGACTTGGCAGGTCCAAGTCGTGGCATTTATTTAAACCCGCAACAAAGCTTTAACAACGTTTTTAATGGCTATTCAGGCGGTTTGCAAGTGCTGCCAATTAGCAATAGTGGTATTGGCTCAGGCATTACTGATATGACTTTGTCAGGGTTTACGGCCAACGCCAATAACCTTTGGCAATTTGACGCATTTTTTGATGGCACGGGTTCAGGCAATAACTTATTGCTTGCACACCCAGGACAAAACCTTACGCTGATTGACAATAACACTAATACACCTGTTCTTGGCGGGTCAATTACAGGCACAAGTTTGTCGCCTATTGGTGTATTTACAGCAGTTGCTGCCACTATTACTAGTGGATCAGCCTCTATTACAATGTCTGCTGTCAATACACAAATTGGCGCGGGCCAGTTGGTGACAGGCACAGGCATACCGGCTGGCGCCACTGTGGTATCGATTGCATCCACAACGTTAATTATTTCAGCACCTGCAACAGCCAACGGCTCTAGCATTACGTTAACATTTGACAATCAGGTTTCAGTCTCAGGCGGTGTAGTTACTTTGCACCCTTACGTGTTTGTTTACGGCAATGATGGCCTAATTAAGAACTGCTCGGCAGGTAATGTAAATGATTGGGTATCTGCTGATGCCAACGAGGTCTCAGTGGCCACCGGCAAGATTGTCCAAGGATTACCTGTACGTGGTGGATCAAATGCACCATCGGGCCTCTTTTGGAGCTTGGATTCTTTAATTCGAGTGTCTTATATTGGTGGCGCAGGCTCACCTCCGCAGTTTTGGCGGTATGACTTAATCTCTAGCCAGTCATCTATTCTTTCAAGCCAGTCGGTAATTGAGTACGACGGTGTGTATTACTGGTGCGGCGTTGATAGGTTCTTGCTTTATAACGGTGTTGTAAAAGAGATTCCTAACAACTTTAACCAAAACTACTTTTTTGACAATTTAAACTATGCTCAACGCGAAAAAGTTTGGGTAACTAAAGTTCCACGTTTTGGCGAGATCTGGTGGTTTTACCCATCAGGCAATGCCACCGAGTGCAATAACGCTGTCATCTACAACACACGTGAAAACGTATGGTATGACGCAGGTTTTGCTGTAGGCGCACAGCGATCTGCAGGCTTCTTCTCTCAAATCTTCCAGTTTCCAGTTTCATCTGACTGGAATGTCAATGCAACCGGTGGTATCTTAACTGCCACTATTACCAATGCAGGATCTGGTTATACCAATGGTACGTATAACAACACACCATTAACCGGCGGTGCCGGAACTGGTGCAACAGCTAATATTACTGTGGCTGGAAACGTTGTTACAGCAGTCGTGATTAACGGTCATGGAACTAACTATGCTGTTGGTAATACGTTATCTGCAGTGATTGCAGGTGGCGCAGGATTTGTTTTGACAGTTAACACACTAATGAGCTTTGTGTCGTTGTACCAAAATGAGATTGGCACTGATAAAGTTAGTGGCGCGCTTTCCACAGCCATTGAGTCGTACTTTGAAACTAATGACCTAGGTCTTGTTTCAGGCGGCCCATCACAACCTAGCCCTATTGGTGAGAACAGATGGTTAAGACTAGAACGTGTTGAGCCTGACTTTATTCAATCTGGTAATATGGATTTGTATGTTACCGGTCGACCATTTGCACAAATTACAGATGAGACAACAGGGCCTTACACATTTAGCTCTAGCACCGGTAAGATTGACATGCGTGAGCAACGTCGTGAGTTGCGATTAAAATTTGTATCCAATGTGGCAGGTGGTAACTACCAAGTAGGCAAGGTCTTATTGGATGCTGATGTTGGAGATTCAAGACCTTATGGCTAATCTACTTAACGTTGCACAGGTTTATGACCCTAGGTATCACACCTTTGAGTCATGGGCTTGCCTTATGGTTGAGTTATACTCAGCACAACAGCTATCAATTCCAGATGCTAATACCGACTGGAAAGAATGGGGTGCAGGCTTAAAAGCTATCGATGTGTTTAGCAATGAAGGTATTCCCGGACCGTATCAATATGATGATTGGCAAGAGTGGGCTGAGCAGCTTGTCAACGCAGTTAACCCAGCAACGAGCTAAATATGGCAATAGCACAAGACATACAAGCAGCATTTGCAGCTGGTGATATTGGTAAAGTTAATGCTTTACTAGGTCAATACGGCGTATCTGAAAATCAAGCAGCCAGCTTATTTAATCTTGATCCTGCACAATTAGATTTTGTAAAGAATTCAGGTGTTAGTTTTTACACCCCACCTGAAAATCCTATTATTGTTGCGCCACCACCAGCAGCTAAAGTTTCTGCACCTACCAGTGGCCGCGTATTAGAAGACACAGACGAAGCGCCTATTGAACAACAAATTGCATCAGCGCCAATTCAGCATTCTTACTCACAAGTAGACCCTAATAACCCCGCAATTGTTCGTGAGATTTCTTATCTAACAGGTGAAGTTTTAGGCACTCACATATTAGCTGGTGGTGGCGATCAGGGTTTAGCCAAAGCTGCAATGCCAGTTATTGGTATGGCGCTTAACATTATTGTCCCTGGTGCTGGCGCAATTATTGGGAACGCGTTAGGCGTATCTGCTACCGTAGGTTCGGCTATTTTGCAAGCTGGTTTAAATGTTGCAGGTGGCGCCTCGGTTGAAGATGCCATTAAAGGCGTGGCCCTTTCACAAGTTGGCGGGGCAGCCACGAGCGCTTTAAATACTGCAATAGGCCCTATTTCAAGCAACCCACTTGTTAACAATATTGTTAGCAACGTTGCTTCCAGCGTAGTTAATAGTGTTGTAACAGGTCAGCCTATAGCTAATTTGGCAACCTCAGTTCTTGGCACAGTTGTTAACACTACAGTTACTGCTGAGACAGGTAATAGCGCAATTGGCGCAGCTGCTGCAACTTTAGTTACAACAGGCGGAAACACCACTGCCGCGTTTAATACGCTTGTCAATTCTGCAGCAGGCTCATTTAAAGCTACAGACGCAGCCAATAT